GAAGACGGTAACAAGATTACACAAGTCAAAGGTATTCGTGCAGGTTGCAAGATCATGAAAACACGTTATGCCAAGCCGTTTGAATCAGTGCAAGTTAAGATTCCGTACGAAACAGGAATGAGTCCAACATCTGGTCTAACTGATCTTTTTGAAGGTAAGGGTCTTTTGAAAAAAGAAGGTAACAGTCTTGTATACACAACTGCTGATGGCGAGATTATTAAGAAGTTCCGCAAAGCATGGGAACGCAACGATGACGGTTGCTTGGATCGTGTAATGGCAGACATTACAGCCAATCCGCATATCTTTGACAAATCTGTTGCTGAAGAAGCACCTGAAGTAGTCGAGGAATAAATGTCAGACGACCATGAATCATGGTTGAGAAAGCAAGGTGTAAAGATCGTTGGTCGGCACACCTTGCGCCGTGCAGTTGATCCCGGCTACATGGATTGGGGTAGCAATTGGGCAGATGGCCGCATCGACTGGTCAGCTGAGCGATATACAGTAAGAGAAGAATATGTGTATACTGTTGAGCTTGATCGACAAACCATTGAAAGATTGGAACGTATGGAAGCTGACGTACATCATGCTATTGATTACGCCAATCGAAAATATCATACTGCCAGAGGTTCAAGTGGATACACAGGCGGCCCAAGTGATGTGACCCAATTTTTTATCGACAACAAAGAACGTCACTTAGAATTACTACAAGGAAATTCAATGTATCGAGACGCTTGGCGAGAGTTTCAATCCATTCGAGTCTTACTTGGCGAAACTCCCCATTGGCCTTGACAGCAACTTGTGCTATAATAGCCATATGCAACTCAAACTCTTAATCGAACAACTGCAAACACTGTACGAATCTGAAATGCTTCATTATGAAATTATGGGCGAGCCAGAAATCATGATTGATTGTTTTAAACGTACTGCACCTGGTGAGTTTGTTTATGCAGGCTTTAACGATAAGATAGAAATCCAGCGAAGCAGTGATGGTGTCTATCCTATACTAAATGCATTTTGGGATGATGAACGATGATCAAAAAACTTATGCAACGATTAGGGCGACACCGTGTTATCATGGATCGACAATCAAACGAGCCATTACTAGAAAGATATTATGTATTCCTTAAAGACCGAAAGCGATTTCCATTCAATGTGTTTATTCACAAGTTTCTTAAATCAGACCCCGATGATGTGCATGATCACCCATGGCCTTACGCTACTTTAATTTTAAAAGGTGGATACTATGAATGGATTCCAAATTTTGACAGCCAAGGTCGTAAATTTAGTGAAACACGTAAATGGAGAGGACCCGGCCATTTTCGCGTATGTGGGGCTAATAGCTATCATCGTATTGAGCTTGACCCTAGCGTAGAGTGTTGGACAATGTTCATGCCAGGCCCGCAGCAACGACAGTGGGGATTCCTGGTCAACGACACGTGGATTGAAAGCGAAGAATATTTGTCTAAAATGGCAAAGCAACAAATTTAAGTCAGCTAAGTATCGCTGACACTGTAATCAGTGATACAAATACGGAGAAACAAAACAATGAGCGATACATCAGGAGAGATGCTGGTCGAGATGTGGCTAGCAGTTAAGCCATACATTGACAAAAAAGAGCGAGCAGATGCTGCATTGGCATATTTGCGAGCTTCTGAGGATTTTGTCAATTTAGAACAAGCACAGGAAGATGCCAAAGGTTCTGATTCTGCACTTGATGGTGCGTTTGCAGAAATCTTAGGCGACCTTGAAGAAGAAGAACTAGAAGACGAAGACGAGGACTATTAATGAGTACATGGTATAGGAAGGTTGTTGCTGACCTAAGTTGCCTTCCTGATTGCATTGAATGGTTCGAAGGTGAACTGATTGCCGGCCGCATGGAATTGAAGCTGGTCGGCAGTTTAGAAAAAGCCAGTCGTGAAATGCCAGGCATTGTAGAATACCGATTCAATCAGCTGCAAGAAATTGAAGCTATACTTGAACAGTTGAACATTCAACTTCGTAAAATTCGTAGTGCCAAGTTTCGCCAGTTTACTGAACACTATAATCGTGCGCTAACAAGTCGCGACGCAGAAAAGTATGTGGACGGTGAACAAGACGTATGCGACATGGATGCTATTGTCAATGAGTTTGCACTTGTTCGTAATAAGTTTCTTGGGCTCGTTAAGGCACTTGACATCAAGCAATGGCAGCTATCCAATGTTGTAAAACTACGATGTGCTGGCATGGAAGACGCAGAGCTTCGCTAATCTGCTTAAAAAGTAAGCAATCAAAAGGTAGTACTAAGTACTACCTTTTTTGTTGTAAAAAAGCCACAAAAATTTACTTTGGTATTCCAAAAAGTGGTTGACGTTTGGTCCAGAAGGTCGTATAATACATGCATACACAGTAAAAAGGACATCATTGATGCAGTACACATTGATTACAAAAACTGGTAAAATTATGCAATTTTACATCAAAGCTGTCGCAGAAACGTATCAAGCAGGCCTGGGCGGTGTTGTTTTTGGCCCCCGAGTGCTGGAAACACAAGAAAAAGAGCAAAAAACGGTTGCTAGTTGAGCCAAGTAGCAGTATAATAGATATTGTAGTAAGTTAAACATCCACGCAAAGGAACTCAAATGTCAGCATACGTTACTATCGCAAACGGAACCTACCGTAACTTCAACATCACAAACCAAACATTTCAACTGGTTGCAGATTACAAAGAAGGTACCAAAGGCGGGTACGTTACTGTTATTGCAGACGAGTCTCTTGGTGAATTCGCAGGCCGCGAAGTTCGTATCAAAGTAGAGTCTATGCGCGATGTTATCCCAGCCAGCGCCGCAGATTGTGCAACCAGTGTTGAAGGCAACTACGATACACCAAAACGTAAGGAACCCAAAGTGGTAGAGACAGATGAGCAAGCCATTGAACGCATTCGTGAGCGTTTTGACATCCTTGAGGAAATGACAGAAGGTGCAGTAGATGGTACCGTCCGTGCTATGATTGTTGTGGGCCCTCCTGGTGTTGGTAAATCTTTTGGTGTTGAGAAGGTGCTGGACAAGAGCGCCATGTTTGACAAAATTGGTGGCACTCGTGTTCGTTACGAGATTGTCAAAGGTGCAATGAGCGCCATTGGTTTGTACTGCAAACTTTACAATTATAGCGATGCAGGTAATGTTCTTGTGTTTGACGACTGTGACTCTGTACTGATGGACGAGTTGTCACTTAACATTTTGAAGGCAGCATTGGACAGTTCCAAGAAGCGTACAATTTGCTGGAACACAGATAGCCGCATGTTGCGCCAAGAAGGCGTGCCAGATCGCTTTGAGTTCAAAGGTTCTGCAATCTTTATTACCAACATCAAGTTTGAGAATGTTAAGAGCGCAAAGCTGAAGGATCACTTGGGTGCATTGGAAAGCCGTTGCCACTATTTGGATTTGACACTGGACACCACTCGTGACAAGATGTTGCGTATCAAGCAAATCATGATGGACGGCATGCTGGACCACTACGAGTTTGAAGAAGGTGCCAAGCAAGAACTGTATGAGTACGTTGATGCCAACAAAGACAAGCTCCGCGAACTGAGCCTGCGTACTGTTATCAAGATTGCAGACTTGAAGAAGATGTGCGGTCCCGGCAACGACAAGTGGAAACGTTTGGCAGAGACAACGGTTATGCGTCGCGGCGAGTAAGTTACCAACTACGGGCAAAGTCAATAAGACCTGTTTGTTAAGGAACTAAAATGATTCTTTCTACATTGATTCAACGGCAAGGTAACAAATGTTATTATTGCAACTGCGAAATGACTCGAGACAAAAAGTCACCGCAACATGCAACATTGGAACATCTGCTTGACAAGTGGGCAAGCCCTAGAAATCGTAAGATAGAAGCACCTTCTAATTTGGTGGCAGCATGTTTTCATTGTAACAACAGTCGCGGAGCAGCTCGTAACAGAATTGCTCGTGATTACTACAAGAGTCAAGCAGCCAAGAAGCAAATGAAATTGGCAGTGGCTTCTACTCCAAGTAAAATTTTGTATTCGTTGTTTGGTTCGGTACCACAACAACTGTTTAATATGTAAGGAAATAATATGCGAAAAATGGCGACGATCAGAAAAATTGATTCTATTCGGGATATTCCTGGAGCAGACTCCATTGAGTGTTGCACGCTGGGTGGGTGGAATGTTGTTACTCGTAAGGGTGAATACACTGCCGGTGATCTTGCAGTGTATTGCGAAATTGATAGCTTCATCCCCAATGCTATTGCACCGTTCCTGACTAAGCCAGAAAACTACCCCAAGGTGTTTGAAGGGGTTGAAGGCGAACGTCTGCGTACTGTTTCGCTCAGAAAAACAGTCTCCCAGGGCCTGTTGTTACCTGTGACGCAATTTGACGAGACACGTTGTATGCTGCCCCAGGTGCAAGTTGAACTAGGTGACTTTACAATGGGTCCTAAGATGGTTTATCTAGGTGATGATGTTTCAGAACTACTTGGTATTGCCAAGTACGAAGCACCAGTCCCGGCAGCACTTGCAGGTGAAGTCAAGGGTATGTTCCCTTCCGTGATTCCCAAAACTGATCAAGAGCGTGTTCAAAACTTGAAGTACGAACTGTCTGAGTGGTTGGCTGAAGATGAACTGCATTGGGAAGTTACCGAAAAGCTGGAAGGCTCGTCAATGACTGCTTATGTTATCGACGGCGACGTTGGAGTGTGTTCACGCAACCTTGACCTAAGGCATCACGCAGAAAACTCATTGTGGCGTGCAGCATACAAATATGAATTGCCAGCTAAGTTGGCCCACATTGGTCGCAACATTGCTATTCAG